TATTAACTTCGGACGAGACACCACTATCGAAGGAAGAATGGTTTCAGAGTCTATGCTCAGAGCTAGTCTCGCAGGAATCGGAAAATTCCACAGAACCGCTATCTTCCCAATTTCAATTTTCCAGTATAAAACCGGAAACAATGCAAACCCTGCAGACCCAAACTATGACCTTAAGCAATTGGCATTGGAATCCCTCTCTAAACGAATTTATCCCAACTTCTGTAACTGTGACTGGTCCCAGGCCCACGAAGATCTCTCCGATCCCGACACCTATTTCTCTACAATGGGATGCCGAACCATGCTTGGTTACGATAGACATGGACTTGGATATCGTAGAGTCGGACGAGGCAATAACGTTCCAAATACCATTATTCTCCCAAAGCTTGGAATTGAATACGGAATTGCTCTCGGAAAGCGCGATAAAGCAGATCTTGAAGGATTCTGGATGGCATTTGAAGACACTCTCAAACTCGCAGAGCAAGGACTCCTTGAAAGATTCGATGTAATGGTCAATCAAGCTGCAACAGCTGCACCATTTATGTATGAGAATGGAACTATTGCTGATGGTCAAAAGTGTAATATGAGTGTATATCAATCTCTAAAACATAATACGCTTGCGATTGGCTATATTGGTATTGCAGAAATGTGTGAAGCATTGTTTGGTGTCAATCATGCTCGCAGCAAGGAAGCTCATGCATTTGCTCTTTCTGTTGTGCAGCGCATTAATGAGTTTGCAAAAGAAGCAAGTGAACGTAATGATCTTAACTTCTCTTGCTATGCAACTCCTGCAGAAGGACTTTGTTCCACTGCTTTAAAAGCACTTCGTCGTCAGTATGGTATTCTACCTCGCATTACTGACAGAGAATTTATTACCAATAGTCATCATGTCCCGGTTTGGGAAGAAATTGGTATTTTTGAAAAATTGGAGTTGGAAGCTCCATTCTGTAAGTACCCAACAGGAGGATGTATCACATATGTTGAATTGGATGCAACGTTTGTTCAGAACACGAAAGCAATCGAACAAATCATCGACTACGCGTTCAAAACGCTCGACATCCCATACCTCGCGTTCAACTTCCCAATCGACTCTTGCCTATCTTGCGGCTATCAAGGTGAATTCAATGACCGCTGCCCTGAATGCGGTTCTACCAACATTCAACAGTTACGAAGAGTAACTGGTTATCTCACTACAGATTACCACAAGTTTAATGAAGGTAAGCAGGACGAAGTTTTACATAGATTTAAACATTCAAGAAAGTAAGAGGGTGGCGTCCTCTTTTAAAGGAGAAATAATATGCGATATGCTAACGTAATTTGGAATGACATTGTTGCCGGCGACGGTTTATGTGTGTCATTTTATACGCAAGGTTGTCCGCATCGGTGTCCGGGTTGTCATAACCCGGAGACCTGGGACTTTGAAGGAGGACAAGAATTCCCCGCATCCCTTTTGGACGACCTAATCCGAGGTCTTACCGCACAAGGTATTCAAAGACCCTTGTGCATCCTAGGCGGTGAACCGCTTTGTCCCGAGAATATTTTTCTTACTACACTATTAATTCGTACAGTGCGGGACAAGCTACCAGATACGCCTATATATGTGTGGACTGGTTATCTTTATGAAGATCTTCAAAAGATAGGTTCATCCCCACATTTATCATATATCCTTGATAACATTGACTATTTGATTGATGGCCCATATGATGCGACTAAGAGAAATATTACTCTTGGTTTGCGTGGTAGCGAGAATCAGAGAGTTTTCAAGTTTGACAGAAAATAAATTTTATGATATAATTGATATATCAAGAGAAAAAGGAGAATTCTCATGAAGGAAACACCTAATGCTATTTATATGGAGCCTGAAGAGTATGAGGCTTACTTAAAGGAGCAAGAGGAAAAGCAAGAAAAACTTAAGGCGTATTATGAGTCCTTGAAAGAAGGTAATGATAATGTTGATGGTCCAAGTCTATATGAATTGAACCAGCAAATTATTGCAAAAATGCCTGCTCTGGACGGCGACGGGGTGCGCGATTGCTCTGGGAAAATTTTAAAGTGGTTGGACACACATCCCGATCCTTATTATATGCTCCTATGTAATGAGCTTAGTTATTACACTTTATTCCATATTACTTCTGCAAAGTATAATGCTGGCGGCAACTTGATGATTAGTCGAGGTGCAATGCGAGATTTAACAGATGAAATTCTTGATATTGTTGCTAATCTTGGTGATGTACGCGTTATTGAAGAAGATAATAATGGAGCAATTTCTGTGTGGAGTTCTCTCAAGCCCGCACATTATGAAGCACTATCTGATGAAGCTAAAGCAGAAGCTGACATCGTACATTGTTTCTATTTATTCCCATATGGAAGGGGAGTCGTTGAAGTATGAACTCTGCATATTGGATGACTAATAAATTTACAAATCATTCTTCTGTATTAATTCACACAAAAGAAAATACTGCAAGAGTAGATTTGTTTGGTGAGACTATTGAAGATCATATTATGTCTTTGGCAAATGTAATTGCCTCATATGGTCTTACTACTGTTAAAACAGATAAAGAATATTTGGTGTTTGAAGCACCACTAAATGCTCTACTTGCACAAAATTATAATTATCAGAATGGCGTAAAATTGGAGGAAGTCTAAGATGAAGTATTTGCTGAATGTTGTTGAAACTTACCGTGTTGATACCGTAGAAGAGGCTCTGGCTATGCGCGATGAAATGGCCGCAGCTCATGAATATGAACTTCAGTCTTTCCAGTATACTACCAAGTTTAATAAAAAGACTGAAGAAGAGTATCAGGTTGTAAAAGCTAAGAAGGTTATCAATAGTGAAAAGGAACCCAATTGTGGGGTAATGGTGCGATATGAATATTGATGCGACTTTTGAAAAGATTAGTAAATATGCTGATGACAACTTGGTCGTCATCCCAACTCGCAAAACTGCCGAGTCAGCGGGGTACGACTTTTGTGCAGCAGAAGATACGATAATTCCTCCATTTGTTGAGATGGTCGAAGATGCAATGCTTGAGGATATTAACTCTCGCAAAGCGCAGTATGCCGATGTAAAAGAGTTTATGGCAGCTGAATACCCTTATACTCTCGACAAGATTGCGGCGATCACTAAGCAGTATGATGCTAAGGTCGCTCTTGTGCCAACTGGTATTAAGTGTAAGATTCCGGGTGGTTATTATCTTCAGCTAAGTGTACGTAGTTCTTTGCCGCTTAAGCACTGGTTGATTCTGGGTAATGGTGTTGGTATCATCGACGCGGATTATTATAATAACCCAGATAATGAAGGACATATTTATTTCCAGATCATTAATCTGTTACCGGTTCCCATTAAGATTCAGAAGGGTGAATGCTTCGGTCAGGGTGTTCTTCTTCCTTATGGTGTTGCTACTGGTGACAATGTAACCGCTACTCGCGAGGGCGGATTCGGTTCTACCAATGGGTAAGATTATATTAGCTTTAGATCAGGCCACTCGCGACAGCGGGTGGTCTATCTTTGATAATGGAGAACTGATCGACTTCGGCCACTGGAGTTTCTCCCACGACGACGTAGCAATGCGTATCCATAGGCTTTGCTAGGAAATTGAGAAGAAAATTGAGGAATATGAACCAGAGCTCATCGCTATTGAAAATATTTAGCTACAGTAGAACGTAGAGATGTTTCAAAAGCTAGCTTGGGTTCAAGGTGCTTTAATGCGCACCTGCGTTGCAAAAGGAGTTCCATATTAGTTAGTTCGTCCGTCCGAGTGGCGTGCGGAATGTGCTTTCCTTAAAGGCAATGATAAACATAGAGATAATCAAAAAAAAGTTGCGCAAACCTGGGTAATGGAAACCTTCGGTAAGAAATGTACGCAAGATGAATCGGATGCGATTTGTATTGGTTATGCTCTATCTAAACAAGAGGATAACAATTGGGATTTTGAATGATTGGGCTAATTAGGTTCACTCTTTTCTCTTGATTTTTATAATCAGAGAAAGGGGATGACTTTTGCATGGAGTATGATTTATTTGATTATTTCCTCAAATGGCTCATTCCATTCGTCTGTTCAGGTCTCTTCGCGGCAATCGTTATTCCAGTATGGAACAGATATAAGCATGGACGCGACGCAGAATTAAAAGACAAATGGAATGTATATGCACAAGAAACCAAGAATGATATTGAAGCATTCAAAATCGAATCCAAAAAGAAAGACGTTGAATTAGAAAAGAAAATTGTCGACGTCTAGACTGCACTGCTTGATAAGATCGAACAAAATACCGCTGGTATACGTCAGGCGATTTTGCAGTCTCATTTAAGAGAATTGATTATTGATGGTAAAATGTATCTAAAGAATGAATATATTACTCTTGAGCAATTGGCAGATTATGAGGAACGTTTCTTAACTTATAAGACACTAGGCGGTAACGGACATGTGGATCCATGGATCGCTAAAATTCGTCAATTGCCTAATACTCCTCCGGAGCAAGTGGAAGAAACCGATTTTTCCGCACGCTCTAAATATCATCATGTGTAAAAAAAAATAAGGGAGACTAGATATTTTATCTAGTCTCCCTATTTTTTTTTATGTTATATCGTCAAAAATCTAATTCGTATTAAATAAAATTTCTTTGCCAAATGTAGCAATTAAATCAGCGACCATTTCTTCTTGTTCTATAGTCATATTGACATTATAACTAAACATAGCAGCATGAACTATTGACCGTATTTCCTGCGGAAAGCCTAAAATTCAGTATCGAAGTCCTTACCTTGCTCGCGCATAAGGTTGCGGGCAATCTGTTCAATTTCTGCACTTCTATTGTTTTTGGCCAAGTTCAATAGATTTACTCCCATTGGAGTATTTTGCATACCCTGTAACAGATTCATCATTACTTGTTGCGGGTTCTAACCATTTTTAATCATACCGATAATCTAGTTCATCTGAACCATTCGTGCTTCCCCTCCTCTCAAAACTGGGATGCAACATCATTTAGCTATTGTTTAGTCTCCTTCGGTGGGATAATCATTTGATTCATTGCCATTTGAATTTGCTACATTGCCTATTCAAATTCTTCTCTAGTTATAAAATTTAAATTGGCTTCATTAGTAAGAGGAATATTTTTTAGTTCGTATACATTCAGCGCAGCCGTTCCATCCATATTGATTTGTTTAGTGTAAATTCGCTTATTAGCTAAGTCTGGAAAGTAAAACACTGAACCATCGAAGTCAATTGAGGCGCCTCTGACTTCATCGAGAGAGGAGACTGGTCTTCCCTTTAATGCCATAGAAACGGGTCGGGAAGCCGGCTATTGAGCCTAAAAATAATTTGGATAAGTTGGATACATTTTATCCCTCTTTTCTGGAAGTTGTCTCTATCACTTCCATTATATAATGAAAATGCCGATAGATCCGTTGGTCACATTTGTCTCGTGGTAACTATGAGGATTACCCCTCTGGATGAAGGGTGCATTAGAAGATGTAGTCACAGGCAAGCTCTCTGTCTCGCGTCAAGGACACTTCTAACAACGACAAAAAAGGGAGACCTTTAAAGGTCTCCCTGTTAATTAACTAGCAGCTGCAAGCTTATTTACTTGTACCTGGGCTTCAATCAAAGTAGTCAAGTACTGATCGAAATCTCCAAGGGCACTAGCAAGATACTCTTTAGCATCATCTGTAAGAATGGCTAAAACCGCACTCTTAGTCATTTCAAAAGCTTTCTTCTGTGCCTCAGGATCAAAAGCATTTTGACCCTTAAGAGCATCTACATATGTTTGAGTTGTGGTTAAAACGCAATCGGTTACAGTCTCCTGTAACATAAGCACATACTTATCATGCTTATCATTATCAACACGATTAATCAACTCGTTGCTCTTAGCATTAATAAACTTAATAAAATAAGTGCTCAATACAACCAAGAGCGGAATGATTACTAGTTCAAAAATTTGTTGAGCCATTTCCATCCATTCCATAAAAAGACCTCCTTATCCGCAAGACTCCTCATCAGTCTCAGGATCTTGACCTACTTGCTCACGCAGTAGGGCTGTAATAAGTTTTCTTTGTGTGTCTAACTTAATTTCATTTTCAGCTTTTGCTTTATATGAATAAAAACCGGTCACTGTCGCACACTCAGCAAAGACCGCGGGAATTAGGTACATAAGCGCATCAATGTTATTAAAATACCACATTGCAATGCAAGAAAAGATGGTGATGGCAAGAGTGACAGCGCAAACTGCGATCACAAGAATTTTGCTGAAAGACCATTTCTTCTCCACCTTGGGAGAAAAAATGGTTTCAACATATTGAGTAGTCGCGCTTTTAATTCTGCGAGGAATCAATTAAGCAACCGCCTTTGCAAGAGCTTCCCAAGTCTTGGGACCGCAAATGCCATCGACCTTAATATTTACTTTCTTCTGGAATGCGCGAACTGCATTCACAGTTTTAGTGCCATAGTCACCATCAATACCATCTTTATTTTCGCCATAAGTACCAAGATCATATCCAAGTTTCTTCAAATTAGTTTGAAGAATTTTTACATAATCATTTTCAGCGCCTTTACGGATTGTTGGATATTTACTGAAATCAAGAGAAGGAGTGATTACGTTTTCATTATCATCATCAGAATCATCCTTACCTTGCGCAGCTTGAAGCTTTTTAAGAAGTTCTGCATCAACAATACCATCTGCCAAGATGCCATTATCACGTTCAAATTCTTTAACTGCAGTTGCGGTTTGAGAACCAAACTGACCATCAGCCTTATCTTCAAGTTCATATCCCAAATCCATTAAGATTTCCTGAAGTTCTTCAACATCAGCGCCAGTCATACCTTCTTTCAAAGGTAGACGCTCGCCAAGATCATAATCAGTCTTTTCGCCATCAAAAACAAGGAATGTATTCATAACATAACCATACTTGCCGTCAAAATAAGTTTTGCTCCAAGTTTCTTCACGCTCGTAAACATTAACCTTCTGGCCTTTAGGAATGCGAGCAAGAATGGACGCAGAGGTTGATTTGCCAGCACGCAAATTGAGTCTTCCAGAGACTGTAGTTACTACCGCAGTAGCAATAGGCTTAGGAGCTTCTACTTCTGGTTCTTCTGCTTTATATTCTCCAGATACGTATTTAATACCCGGAAATTCATACCAATCAGTCCAAGGACGTTTATTTAAATCGGTAATGATAATACCCTTAGCAAACCCATAAGCTTCAACAACTTTACCATTACCAATATAATAGCCAACATGACCATCCTTGCGCACAGCAAGCCCAGGCACTTCTGGGATAGTTGCAATCTTACCATATTTTAAACCCTTGCTCTTGGCATAAGTGAACATACTATTTGCAGATTTATCAGGGCAGTTATTTCCATATTTACTCTTGAAGGTCTTATCAGTACCAATAGATTCGATAACACCTTCACCGCCATAAGTCCAATTGTATCCTTTACCAAGTCCCACACAATCAGCAGAAACCATCTTCTTAGAAATGTGAGATTTATATGTAGCAGTACGATCACTACCATAATGAGAAGGATATTGATTAGTTTTACTCTTTAAAGTAGAAGTTGTACATTTATATACACAAGTGCCATACCAATATGGCTGGCCAACCATTGCTTTCAAAAATTCTACAAAATGTAAGTTAGTATATTTTTCATATTGAGACATAACATTCCCTCCTTGGGGTTTACCTTCCGTCGTCCCGACGATAGGTTCGCTCGGTTGGGTTACCACTACC